TATTTCTGTTGCTCAATAGGAGAAGCAAGTCCAGAAACAATTAGGAAATATATTGAACAACAAGGTTAGTGCCTTACATCCCATAGGCTAAAGACCTATGGGTTTTCGGCACCTGCATATAAATCCGAGATATCTCCCCTTTGGTGGGACGCAATAGATTTTTCCCTTGCTCTTATGTATGCATTGTACTGATTGGTCAATGTCTTCAAAGGCTCACTATTATTCATTTTTCAGATTTTTTTAAAAACAGTTTACGATCTTTTAAATACACGCTATCAATCACACCGCTTTTTAAGTATTGATACACACAGTTAATAGCCACCGTATCTTTTCGGTAATGATGCTTGATTCCATTTATAGCCTGCTTCACAGAACATCCCGGATTATGACTAACATATTTTGTAAGTTCTTTAACTGTGAATTTAAACGGTGTCATCACGTTGGTTTCCCCGGTTGGCGCACCAGGGATAGCTTCTTTTTGATATTTATGAAGAAATATTCGGTGGGTTAATGCTTTCCTATTGAGTTTTGGAGCTATACTTTCCTGAACTCCCATAACAGGGGAATATTGCAGTAATCCTAATCCAAACTCCTCACAAATACGCTTCTGAACATTATTATAACCTCTTATCACCGGAACACAAATATAACTGTAATGAAAATACGGTTTATTGTGTAAGGCTTGTTCGATAACCCTAAAATTGAATGTTATCTTAACCTCATAAGCAATCAGCAAAGGCGGATTGCGAGCCACAATGTCAACGCCATTGACCTCAAAATACAGATCGTAACAACTCAGGTATTTTACAAAATGCTGTGCTAATTCGGTTTCTTTCATAGATATCGTTTTACTTTTTCATAGTATATTCGTGTCATTTCGCTTTTTACATTTCCATTCCAACTGCGTATTAAAATTTCTTCACTTCCGATTCTCCGGGCAAAAAACATAAATATCTCCTTGCTCACATCGAGATCAAAGCAATCCTCATGCTTATAATTTTTGCCTGTCAACCGGTTAAAATGATCAACTCTGGACTGTTGGATTTGTGCGATTCCGATTGATGGTTTATCGTTAATATCAATAACCCATGCATCAGGATTTCCAGAGGATTCAACCTTTATTACAGCTTGCCAGATGGCCTCAAGGTTGTTTAGTGGCTCCTCTATCAGCACCACAGGGTAATAAGCCGCAGGAGGTGCGGAGAGTTCAAGAAATAACAAAGTAGTTATTAGTGTCATCATTTTTCTCATCATTGAATTTTTGGTTCAACTTAGGCACAATCTGTATCAAGCATGTACCGATGCTTCAGCTCTAACATATCTTTTTGTTGCCGCATACGTTCTTCAACTTTATGCATCAGCAAATCAATTTCTTCCCGGTAATCAATGTAAATATCGTAAAAATTAGATACTTTTTTGCAGCCATGCAGTACCGTTGTCCGGTCACGTGCAAAGAGGGCCCCGACCTCGGCGGGTGATAAAGCTGTGTATTGCAATATTAAATACATTGCTCTGTACCGCATTTCAACGACCTCCCGGCCCCTATACCTCTTAGTTATCCAGTCAACCCCATGGCCGTTACCAATTATTTTCAATATTTCTTCAGGTGTTATCATATCGTTTTATTTTTATAAGTTGGATCACTCAAAAATAACGAATAGCACCGGGGAGCATGGTAAGTTATTTTGTCATTGCGGTAATACAAGTAACGGAAAGCTGTGTTATCCCATTTTTTCAGGCAACCACATTTAAAACATCTGTAAGTTTTAAACTCGCTTTGACTCTTTGTCCATATGTGTCTAATCTTTGCCATCAGAACGGTTCATTTTGAAGTTCAAAAGGTTGATCCTGTATAACTGTTAATGCCTCATTGTGATATAGCACATAGTCACCGGTTGACCCGTTCCGGTTCTTTGCCACATCCATAAATAAGATTCCTGATGATGATATCTCATGATCATCAACCGTAACTGAAGGAATAGAATAATATGCTGGACGCCAAAGTAACCCCACAACATCAGCATCCTGTTCAATGGCTCCGCTTTCCCGTAGATCAGATAACATCGGCCTTTTATCTTTCCTTTCCTCGCATTTACGGTTCAATTGCGACAGGGCAATAACAGGAATATGAAACTCTTTCGCAATAGCTTTCAACCCCTGTGATATCTTGCTTATCTCCTGCTCCCGGTTATCTCCTGTACCTTTCATCAACTGTAGATAGTCCACAATAATAATTTTCACCCCATGCCGGAGAATCATTTTTTTCACCTTTGACCGAAGTTCAAATATTGATATTGCCGGTGTGTCATCAATCCAGATCGGAAGCATTGCAACATCATGACATTTTTCAATAAGCAAATCAAAATTAACATTGGCATTACGGATCTGAACATTACTGTAACCCGATGCCCTTGATAAATACCTTGTCGCAAGTTGTTTTGTTGACATTTCAAGGGAGAAGATCCCGGAAGCAAATCCCATACTTGCCGCATTATAAGCAATAGTCAAGGCTAATGATGTTTTTCCCATTGAAGGACGGGAAGCAATAATAATTAAATCATCTTCCTGCCATCCACCGGTCGCCCGGTCAAGATCAGTAAATCCGGAAGGGATACCTGTCAATTTCTTTTCCTTGTTTATAATTTTCTGCATTTCCAATAACTGATCATCAATAGCTTTTGCCAGACGTTCAATATCCCGTGACTGTGTTATATCGGAAAGTTTAAATAGTTCACTTTCGGAAAAATCAATAAGTTCTTCCAGTGATATCAGGTTGTCATAAGCCTTGTTTTGTAACTCGTAAGCTATGCGGATATACTCCCGCTTGATATGTTTTTCAATAAGAATTTTTACATGAAAATCTATCATCTGGCTTGAAACAACGTTATTAGTGATGTTTGTCAAAGCCATTACCCCGCCAACCTGATCAAGCTGATCTCTATTACGTAAATGATCCGTAACAGTAACAATATCCACACCTCCTTTTCTTGATACGGTAAGAATAGCATCAAATATCTTCCGGTGTGCATCCTTGTAAAACATCTCCGGTTTTAAATGCAAATCATTAACCGTATCAGGAAATAATAAACAAGTTCCTAGTACCACCGTTTCAATATCTATCGCCTGCGGCGGTATTTTATCCATTCCTGGTGCTGTAAAATAATTCATCATATCGGCTCTTTTGATGCTGTTCTAATTATCGGCATGTATTGATTTTCTTTACGGACAAATTCATCATTATAGCTTTTTGCTGATAAGTAAGTCCGGGCTTTCTTGCAATATTTTTTATCATTCAGGGAGTCATAATAAGGCTGGATGTTTTTTAGTGCTTTTTCTTTTTCGCCCTTCGTCAATTGCTTCCAATATTTTTGCGCTGGTTGCATATCTGTTTTTTTCAGTCCTGTAATTTTATGATAAGAATCCCAAAATTCTGAAAAGGAATTTTCTTTATTTTCATCTTCTATTTCTACTTCACTTTCACTTTCACTTTCTACTTCTATTTCTATTTCTATTACCCGAACCATTCCTAACCCTTTGTGAATGGTTTCGAATGATTCCGAATCATTCCCTAACAGTTCCGAACCATTCCCTATAATACTGATTCTCAAGCCCTCTGGCAAAGCATTAAATTCACGCACTACTGCCTTCTTCATATTAGCATTTAATTTCTGATTTTTTAAGAAATTGGGTAAAACCACATAATTCTGAAAATAAAATACTTTTTTAACCCTTTCGAATGATTCGAAACCCTTTCGAATGGTTCCCTCGCTTAGTCCTGTATCATAAGAAATACGTTTAATTGATACTTCATAAACCCCCAGAAGATTCGTTTGTGGATTGGTTAAAAGGTATAAAAAAAGTAACTTTTCATTAGGGGAAAGATCTTCAATAAACGGATCTTCCCAGAACTTTGTTTTAACCGATCTTGCCTTACCCATGCCTATAAAATATTAAAGCCGGCCCCCAAATAAAAAAAACCACTGGGGAAGACCTGCGAAGAAAACCCTGGTGGTTAATTTTGTCGGGAGCCGACTATCTTGTGAAGTGTTAAAATTTCTATCCATTTCGCAGATCTTTTTGTTACCACAAATATAAGCAATATTTTAAACTGGCAAGCATTTTACTTAATTAAATATTTGTATTTTTCAACATCATCAGCATTAAACCACCTGAAGCCCCCAGCTGTCTTACGGATGTAATATTTGCCCTCATAAATTATAGTTAGCAACAAGGCTACTTTACCACGTTGCAAAAAGATACTCGTTCGGTTATGGCAATTATTTCAAACGGCCCTAACATTTTACTCATTACATAATCGTGAATTTCTTTATTAGTCATCTCTTCGTTAACCTCATAAATGTCAATTCTCCAATCAAAATCTCTAAATGGGTGTTTAATAATTACTCCTACTTTTTTCATAATTTATATGTTTTTTGCCCGCCCAGTTGCTAACAAAGTGTAGCCACAATAGGCGGAAAGTTATTACTAAATTTATAGGTCTGCGCATTAGCCTACTGATGGCTACACTCGACCGTTACCAACAAGCGGAAGAAAGGCAGTACATTTAATCAAGGTTCGTACTAATTTGACCGTAATTAAAATAGCCCAGCCCGCTTTTGCCTTATCAGGCAATTGGAATTAGTTCGTGCTTAACATTTGGCATTGTACCACTTAATATAGCATTTCCACAAGTAATACGCCCCTCATCTTCATCTATACTTGGAATAAACACAAGTACGTCAAAACCAACTTTCTTTAGTGCCTCTTCGGCAGGTTTGTATGGTGTAAAGTAGTCATATCCACCAGTCGTCTCAATACGGTTTTCTTTGCAACTATTTGTCAAATGTAATGGCGTAATTTTTACCATAAACTTATTTGGGTTAAACCATTTAAAAAGTTTTTCAGCATCTAACTCATAATAGTCGGCTAACGCAAAGTTTAAAGCATACTTCCTACCTACTGGGTCAGGCAATAAACGTCCTATTTCTGCAATTTCATCAAGTGTTAAAGAGTTGCCGCTAAACATTTCCTCACGTTGTTTATCGCAAGTGCTGTTAATACTAAACTGTAATCCTGCACTACCTCTAAATTTATTGTTTTTAATTTCACACCAATCTTGCAAAAACTCCATAAGTCTTTTGTTTTTGCGTGGTAGCATTGTACTAACTACAGGATGTACGTGGCTTCTATTTACAAATGGTCTTACTTCTTTTAATAATCCCTTTGCGTGTTCAATTACGTTAAAATTAAAGGTTGGTTCACCCATTCTTGCATAATGCACATTAAGCCGTTTAGTTGCCATTACTTCGGGGTGTAATTTTAATCCATTTGTTAATTGGTCGGTTAAATCTTGCTTGGTTGCATTTAATCCCTTACCTACTTTCGGTACATCGCAGAACTTACACATCATACTGCATCCGTATTGGCTACTAATGGTTATTACCCACTTTTCTTCAAGTGGCATTATTTCGCCATTTGGCACACCATTTATTTCATCTGTTAAGCCTAAAAAATCAGCTTTTACATTTGCATTTCTTCCATAATCCCCAATTGAAAGAAATTCTATTTTACCTTTTTCACCCTGCATAATGCAGATATTACCAGTTGGTACTTTAATGTTTTTTAAAATTTTTGCCATCGCTTCGCTATTTTAATTACTACTTTGTTCATTTAATCAAGTTCACTACAACCGCCAGTTGGTAACACACAATATAGTGCATGTGGGCGGTTGTGGTATGTTGTAAATTTGTTCATCTATTTACCTGTTTTGGTTTACGATAGGTTAGTGTTTCAAATCCCACACGCCACCATATTGCCAACCGTTGTGTGCAAGTGCTACTGAACTGCTAAATCGAAAGTTCATTGCTACTTACCCGTTTTAATATTTTTTTTGCCCACGCTCTTTTGCGCTAAGGCGCAATTGGGTTTAAGCCGCAATCGCTTCATATATCGTTTTTCTACCTTCCAAAACATCTTCCAGTGATTTATCTGGTAAGTCTGCTAATTCTACCTCGCAAATGATACCACAATTAGGCATCACTTCTTTGCTCATTCGCCCTGCATTTGGGTCTAATTCATCCAAGAACGTTCCGTTTATACAAGAATATCCAACCTTTCTTTCAAGTCGTGCCATTTTCCAAAATTCATCAGGAAAGTGAACACGGATTAGGTTCCAATATCCTTTGCCGCCTTTCACGCATCCAATGCAGTTATTGTTCCCAAATCCAAGAATATACATTATAGGCAAGTCAATACCTGCGTTAATTAACATTCCTGCACATTGGTCTTTATCAATTCCCTTTTCAATTAGAGGAAACAATGGTCTTGTATTTGGGTATTGTTGCCCAAATCGAATCGCTCTATTTACCTGCCTTAATTCGTACTCAAAGCCCCAAACCTGGTTAAGTATCTCAACTTCATTGAATAGGTTAATTGAGTATTGGCGTTCTAATTCATATCGCACTTCTTTTTTTAAAATCTTGGTACAAGGTGCGCCCATTGGTGTATTTACTGCACCAGTCTTTTCAATTACTTCAAATTGGTCTTTGAAATCACGGCTTTTCAATACGTGTATTTTCTTACCGTACCATTTTTCACAGTCATTTTTGAAACGTTCATTGTCTCGGTGTGCGCTATCAATGTGAATGTAGAATAGTTCTACATCGTCATACATTTCCAGAGCCATTTTACAAGCCACAGCAGAAGTAACACCAGCACTCCACCAAGCAACCCGAAAGGACTTGCCCTCGCTCAAAAAATTATTAAAACTACTTTCCTGCATAATTCAAAGTTTGTTGCTATTTAACCGCACCAGACACACAACATCGCATATAGCCCATACCCTTCGGGATACGTGCCATATGCACACCGTTAACCGCCGCATAAAACCTGAATAACCTTCAGCAGCGGCCTTATCTACAAACGAATATTTTTCTCCAAAAAAAAGACTTGGATAAGGAACATTTCTTTTAATCCCCATATCTGTTTCATACAGCGTATCCCACTCCCATTCAAAAGACTGTATAGGAGAACAATATGTTTCACCATATTTTCTTACAACTTTATAAACCTTCATATCCTTCCCTAAAACTCCAACTCTTTTCTGTTTTGTTATTAAACACATAATTTCAGGTTTTAATATTTTTAAACTTCCTTTCAATCTCAGATTTCAACACCCCTATTTTCTCCTTATCAGCCCTCGGCATCTTTCCTAACCGGATAGCCCAGAGTTTGGCTTTAAGCCTGTTTTCATTCGTTTTCTGACAGTTATTTACAAATCTGACAGCAACATTGTAATCATAATCAAAGTTCTCTACAGCCTCCCTACGGCCTGTACGAACAATATAACAAGCCATTACTAAGGCAAAGGCTCCTGCAATAATTAATAAAATAAGTTCTGTTTCCATCATTTTAAATTTAAATAGTTATCAATAAGTTTTTTTACTCCATCAAACCCAAGTCCGAAAGCAGTAGCATAGCCTTTTTTATTAAGGTTATTTATCCAGACAATTTGATCTCCTATATGCTCCGTGGCAGGCTCACCGTTCTTTTTAAACAGCCTTGCCCCTTCTCTTTTGAGTTCAACAAACAATCCCCCGTAACCTGCCCTTTTTTCCAATATCATCAAATCAGGGAACCCTTTACTGTGTTGAATAGCTTTATTCATTCCTGCCTGGGTTTTGGATAAATTTAACCCGGCCTGGTCGAATCTGAACAAAACATCAGGATATTGCGCTTTTAAATAAGTCGCAATTTGTCTACATAAAATGTATTCTGGTTTATAGCCTTTTTTAGTCATGTCCTGGAAATGTTTTAAACCATTCAATAAATTTTTCATCATATTTTCTATCTGTTGAAAAATGTTCACATGTTAAAGGCATTCTTATCATATCAGGAGTGATGTACTGAGAATACATTTTTTCTCTTTTGTATGAATACATTTTTTGTTTGGTAATTTTACAAGTGAATTCTGTTTTGAAAATTTCTTCTTCATGCCAGTCTGACCAAACATATTTTTCTGATCTTTTTAAATGCTTACAAAAAGCAAAACATATATGTTTATTTTTTGGGTTTTCTCTACACCATTTCTCATGATAACTCATTGCTCCTGCACCAAACATTTTACGACCACAAAATACACATTGATAGTATTTTCCTGTAATTGTTTTCATAATTGTTTTTTAAAATATTTATAACCTTTCAATCCCCTCCATCTGCTCAAACTCCCCGGCAAAGAAATAAGCCAAGCCAGAATAATTATTGCCTTCAGCATCACTCCCGGCAGCTTCCCTGACAACCATTAATTTTTTATAATTGGCATCAGTGACTTCACCCAGGATCCATGTAATCTCAGGCCAGTCATCAGTCTTCGGTGTCTTTAATGTATCCTTCATCTTTCAAGAATTTAATTGTGTAATTGTTACCTATAATCATCTCATCCTTATTTCCCACGTCACCCCAAGTTGAGAAAACAAGATGTAATACAGCCTGATGTAAGTCCATTCGGAGTTTTTCAATTTTTATAATCAAATCAGCAGCCGGCAATTTCAAAAGCTCTGAAATTGAACAAGGACGGATGCGCTCATTAATTATATCTGATGTTTTAATATCTCTTTTCATAGTTTGTCAATGTAATATTTATAAAACGTTTCCCAGTGATGATCGTCTGGGTCAGGTAATGTAATAGCCAATTCGGTTGCAGCAAATACTTGTATTTTATCAAGGTAATGTTTGAACTGAATTGTATTGAGATTTCTGGTTGACCAGAACTGAACAATTTCTCCATAAAACATAACGACTTCAACAGGTTGCAGATATAGCTTTTTAAAGTATTCATGCACTTCATGTTTGTCATGTCCTGTTTCATAGGCAATGCAGGTCAACCAAAGCCAGTACAGGGCATTCTGGGAAATAGTTCTTCTCACCTTTTTTTGAAGCACCTCGACAGTATAGGTTTTTGTAATGTCAAGACGCTTGATGTAGGAAATAACCATCTCCCTGTCAACCTCTGTATTTAGTTTTCTTTTCATCAAAAAGGCAAACCATCATCTTCAAAACCCATTTCCATGCTGCTAACTGGTTCACCTCCTTCTCTTGGCTCCCAAACCCGGAGATTACCCACAATAGGAAGGGCTTTTATTTGCTCTTCACTCATTTTCTCTCTTTCCTCTTTATCAAAGGATTGCTTTATCAAATGCGTATCTTTACTACCCTCAGCAGGTTTTGACAATTCAAATGCAATCCATTTAAAATAAAGTCCTTTTTCACCTTTAAATAAGTTGTTTGCTTCGATCGGCAGAACTACACATTCGATCATTCCGCCATCCTTACCCTTCAACAGCCTTATGGCTGCTTTCAGGTTCATAAAATTAAGTTGTCCTGTTATCATCTTCAAATAGTTTTTGGTATTTTTCTTCTGTTCTTGAAACGGTCCCCAGGAGGCCGTCATAAATCATTGTATCTTTTCGATTGATATCTTTGCCAAATATCTTTCCGATCTTTTCTGCCGCATCCTTAATGGCATAGCTTTCCGCCGCCGGAGCAGCTTTCATCACAGCATCATTCTTTGTTGCATTCCAGTCCATCGCCCCGGCTCCTTTGTCGGTCTGTATCGGTGCTGCCCCTATCCCGTCCTGCCAGAGCATTTGATCAGACAGTCTGTCCTGATAATGCAACCGGATAACTACTACAATGCTGTTTGCAATAGTTTGAATATTTTTCACTTCAACATGCCACCGAATAAATAACCGGGTAAGCAAATATTCAATCCTTTCAATGGGGATATACTTTACTCCGGTTGCAAGGGGATGTTTTTTTATCCAGCTATCCGGCGGCGGTTGGTTCAATAGAACGTTTAAATCATTCTGATCTGCTTTTATGGCAGATTCATCAATCAATTCTTTTAATGTCGGTAATTGTCTCATTTGTAAATAAAATAATCAAGTGGTTGAATACTCCATTTTGGAAGATCAAGCTCTAATATGCCGTACCTGTTCGGACAGAAAACCTGATAACCCGGCCATGTGTTAGTATCTAAACAATGCTTATACAATTGCAGAAGCATTTCATATTCGTATCTGCCCTGCCCGATGAACTGCGGACTGGCTTCAAAAATATTAAATGCATAAGGAGGCTTTTTCTCCTGTGCAATAAAATAAAAGTCAACACGTCTTTTGTCTCCATAAAACAACTCAAGCATGTCGGCATAAAAAGCTGCTTGAATATGATAGTCATAATTTGCAGCTTCTTTTGGGAAATCAAGTTTTGATGCCCGGACAGTTGTTTTAAGCTCAATGCAGATATGCTTTATGTCATTCCTCATGTCAGGAATAAATTTAACCCCGATTTTCCCTGCCGTTGTTTCAAGCTCTCCCATGATACCCTGTTCAGCAGTTCCACTGCTCAGTAACATTCTGACATAATCATGATTCAAGAGTCTTTCCCGCATGGCAACAAGTCGTTTTTCATCATCTGCGGAAAGAATTGTTTTTCCCTCTGCTTTATCCTGCTGAATCCCCATCCAGTGTTTAAATGCATTTGTTGCCCGAGGGCTTTTTGCCCCTTCGGCTTTAAGTTCTTCAATAATTTCCGTGTCATCCAAAATAAAATACTCCTTTTCAAACTGATCAGGCTGAAGAATAAATGTATGATAAGCCCTGCCAAACAGTATTTCAGGAGTCTCGATAAACGGTTCTCTTTCCATAAAATGTGCAGGAGATTGTTTCAGTAACCCCATGCCAGTTTTTGAAATGGCCTGTTTTGCATCTTTCCAATCCTGTTGATCTCTGGAAGATTCCCAGAGTTTGGCTGATAAAATAAAATCACTTTCCATTATAAACTGTTTGCTTTTTCTCTTATATATGCTGTTGTTTTAGCGATAAGAATATTGATATTATTCAGAATGCTATCAGCTTCCGGAGTTTTGAGCTCCGGCATAGTGAAGGCATCAAGATCATCAGCCAGCTTGAACAACTTTTCTTTGTCCGGTGCAAGCCTTAATTTCCTTTCGGCGGCTTCCTTTGCTTTACGTTCAGCTTCAGCAGCATCTTCCCTTGCCTTCTTTTCTGCGGCTTGTTTTGCTTCCAGGTCGGCTATTCTTTTCCTTTCAAGAGTTAATTCATACTCCCGCTTATCCCTTTCAATGCGGGCCTTTTTGCGCTCCTCTTCGATCTGTCTTTCCCGTTCCCTGGCTTCCCTTTGCAATCTTTCCCTTTCAGCCCGGAGCTGTTCCTGCTCTTTTTCATAAGCATCCTTCCTTTGTTCAGCGCCATCAACCAAAACTTTCCATTCTTTTGATGTAAGGCCCCCAAAACGTAAAGCTTGCTGATTATCGGACAGGTAATTCCAGAGATGCAGGATTGATTCTTTTCTTTTTGCATGTAACTTGTCTTTTTCCTCCTGTTCTTTTCTTTCGGCTTCGGCTTTCTTCTCTGCCTCAATTCTGGCCTGATGCGCTACCTTGACCCCGGTGAGATAATTATCAAATACCTCATCTGTCATTACGCTAAGTCCGGCAGGGAGAATATCCGTGAAGGGCTGCAAAAGGGCTGTTCTTTTTGCATATAACATTTCTCTGCGTTCCTGCTCCATGCTCTCATAGTGTTTTTCAATTTTCCCCAGGACAGCTTCTATTTCCTGCGATGTCTCCCGCTGTGCATTTTTCCAATCATCAACAAGCCTGCCGCCCCGAAGATAAAAGGCTTTCATTTTCTTATGAATGTCCGCTGTTTCAGTCCTGGTTTTAACGTACTTCAATCGAAGGATCCGGGCTTCAACGCATAACTGTTCAGTGATAGGCTGCTGAACAATGTCATTATATTCAGCTTCCAGCTCTTTCATTTTTTTGAGCATCGGAGAAAACATTGCTTCGATCTCTTTTGCTTTCGAAGATTCAATGCCGTAATCTGAGGCATTAATTTTTACAATTTCACTCATAGTTTTTAATGTTTAAAAAGTTTTTTCTTCCAATTGCGATCGAAATACTCCTCAAGAATATCCCTGACCAATTCACTTACCCGCACCCGCTTATTTAAAGATGCGGACTTAATTCTTTTCATTGTCTCCGGCTTAACCCGGACTGATAAGATTTCTTTAGGCTCCATAATTTTAGTTATTGTGTGAATATTGTGATTCAGGATAAAACTGTCCGTTATCCTCAATTACGTCCTCATCGTATCTGACCATCAGATCAGCAATGATACCGGTAGCTTCGCCGGTGATGCCCCTGGTTTCAAGCTCTGCCCTTACTGAATTCATCAGGTCTGAATAATCCAGATCAGCGGCATTGTCAATAATTACATTTTGATGTGTTTTCATCTTTTCAGGTTTTATTATATAATGTTATGAATTAATTCAGGATTAGCGGCAAAATCAATACAGCTATCAGAGGTCATTGAACCTGTCGGGTGTATATGAGTTGAAAATCTATATTTCATTCCACCATAAGTATAATAACGGCTTTCAGAAATATTTGATTGATTTTCTCTTACCCCCATTGCTCTAAGTTTGTTTTCAAATGCAGATATTTTAGCAGCGGTTGCGATGACGCCAACAAGGTAATTTATGTATTTAGGATAAGCCTCTTCAAAAGAGATATCACCAAACATTTCATAAAATCTTCTTTCTTTTTTCCCGGCTCCATTTGTGAAGGTCTTTTTGAATTGTTTGATTGTTGGTGTCATTTTCTTGAGGTTTTAATTGTTTCACTTTCTTACTGTAAATATAGTAAACAAATGTTTACATTCCAAATATTTCAGCAATTATTTATCAAATTATTCAACTTTTTTATAAATTCTTTTTCATTGACATGCGGAACTATTGCCCCGGTGCTGTCATAGGTTATTATTTTTTCAATGGTGACAACAGCTCCTCCATCAAAATAAGGCTCGCTGTCATAGTCAGTCTGAACCGTTCTGCCATGGATTTCAACCTCGCCGATCAATTCAACTGAACTGTCATCCGAGTGATGAAACAACACCCAGAAAGATCCCCCGTCGAAATATGTGAGATCTATGCGATCTATAAATTTTAGCAGATTCATGGGTTATTCTTCATCAAAAAGTTCGTCAATATCATCAGGAAGATCAAAGTCCGGGACATCACAATCCCCGGTTAAGAAACGACCCATGTCAGGGTCATTTTCAAGCTCCATTTCAAGCCATGTGTTAAAATCTGATTCCTGATCGACATTGTTGTAAGTGTCTTTCAGAAGTTCTTTTTTGTGTTCAATGTTTTTTGTTTTCACGATATTACGTTTTTAAGGTTTATACTATTTCGACTGAACCGCCTTTTTTCAGGGTGTCAATGATTTCTGAAGCGTCATATTTGTCAATTTGCTTTCTTGCCTGGCTTGCGGAAGGAAAATCCCAGCCTACCATGTTTTCGTCATTCATCAGATTCATAATGAATTCGTACTGCGGGTAAGTCATTTCAGTACCTTTCATAACTCCTGACCAAGTTTTTTTGATTGTGATTGTTGTTTTCATTTTCTTGAGGTTTTAATTGTTTCACTTTCTTACTGTAAATATAGTATACATTCGTATACATTCCAAATATTTCAACAATTATTTTGCATGAAGTGACAACATTAACAGTGGAGTGTGATATATGTCACAAAAAAGGCCGGGAAACCTTAAAGCCCGGCCCAAACAAAACAACTATGGAAACAGAAAATTACCTCTTTATAATCTCAATACTTTTTGTTGTTACCTCTCCGCATTCCGGAATAACTTTGTGGTAATATTGCTTCTTGCCGATCCTCCACCAAAAGAACCTCTTATGTCTCTCCCACCAGAAAACGTCCACAATCTTATTTTTATATTCAAAATCGGTGCGGTTAACTATCAGATCAAGATCATTAAGTTCTGCATCTGCCTCCCACTTCCAACACTGACCGCCGTCATAAAGCTTCCATTTTATGTCATTAATAATTGATGACTCAACTTCAACTGTATCGGTTACTTTTTCTACGATAACACGATCAACGTATTTTACAACCTCCTTAGGACGTATTTTAAGCAGTTTTGCGAGACTATCTCTTTCAGACAAATATTTCCCCGATAATTCTTTTTGCTTTAAAATAAGCGTGGTTTGCTGTTCGCTGGCAGCCATTAACTCATGTTGATTCCTGACCAGTCTGTCAATCTCCGCATCCCGTCTTTCAATTTGTTTCCCGGAAAAGAAAATAACAGCAAAGCATCCCACGGTAAGAATGGCAAGGGCAATATTTAACCTGACAGAAGTGTTCATTCCTCTTTTTCTGTTTCAAACAACCCTTCGATCCAATCAAGAAAGTCCTTTAGAAACGGCACATCAGCAATTCCGTTTGATGCAAGCCCGGCAGCAAACCCGTGCAGGACAGCAATCCCCAGGGGAAGATCAGCCGCATAACCAAACTTTACGAGAGAAGCTACGACGACAAGAATAATGCCTACCCCCCACGCCACAAGCTGTTTAACAAATCCTTTTTCGATTTTCAGTAGCCCGATGAAAAACGTTGCGGCAAACGTGGTAACAGCAGCAATCCCAACAAAGGAGCCAAATAGTCCCTTCAGGTTGATAACTATATCAGTCCACGATTCAGGAGGTGTAATTTCCTGAGCAAATAACCCGATGCTCACAAAGAGCAATCCAAAAAATAACAATACTTTTTTCTTCATAACAAATTCGAATAAGTTAATAATATTAAAGTTGCAACTATCCCGGCCATTACAAGCCAGTCTATAAGTTCAAGTAATTTTTTCATAATATATGTACTTTAAATTTTTCTGGTAAATGTTCCCATAACTCATTCATTGCTTTTCGACTTTCTGCGACATCGGGATAGCCATCATTATTTATATCAGCAATATATTTTCCTGGCAAAATACAGCCTTCACTATCTTTGACATAACCCGCAACATAATTTCCGATATGAACCAGTATCCCTGACCTATCTCTTACCCATAATAATCGAAACACTTTCCCCCGTGTGGGATGAATCTCCTTTTTTGCATTATAAATACCTTCATAGATACATGACACGTTACGTTGATTGCTGACCCAAGGTAGTTCCATGCATTTGCAACGATAAAGAATATCATCCCCTTCAATTACCATCATCGTTCCCTGTGTGTAATTTCCATCATACCATCGGGCAATAACAAGCCTTATATCATTTATGCCTTCCATTATTTATTTTTATTAGTTTCACCCCTGTATCTTACCCCAGTTTTCGTGTCAATCCAATCAACTTTCTCACGCACTTCCTCAATCTTATTACTGTTTTTTGAGGTTTGTACAGTTACAAATCCTGTCATCCCCAATGCCGCAGCAACTGATATAACCAATATTCCAATAAACACTTTCGGATACTTTTTGAAAAATCTTACTTCGAGCATTTCCTTATCTAATGCCTTAACCTGCCCTTTAATGTCGTCAAACTCCTTTTCCACGTGTTTGAAGTCAGAAATAACAACCTTATGCTCATTACAGGTGTCTTCTAACTTACAGACCCGACCATTCATTTTTTCAAGATGGTTATTTATTGAATCAAGCCTTTTGTCTATTGATCCAAACTTTTCGTCAAAGTATCTTTTTTCAAAGTCTTTATTTTCCATCACTTACATTTTAAAACATCCCATTTATATCTCCAGTCCTCGTAAGGAAAAACACAATACCCGTTGTCCCCCCACTGTGCGCCCCATGAATTGCGCAAAATAAATCCATCATTGTTATAGCCCACAACAAGCATTGAATGAAATCCGGTGACTATATTGCTATCAAGCGGCTTCCACATTTGAGTTGTTCGGTTATATATTTGAAAATTGATAATACAAGGGCCATCTTTTTGCAGTGTTTCTTTTAATTCTTTAACGGTTTTTATTGATACGCATTTAACATTCAGGATTCTTTCAATGTCCCCCATGACCAGTTTATCCGGGTCTTTCCTTTTGTCGTAAATCTGTTCAGGGTCAAAATATACTTTTCTGCCGGACACCTTGTAATTTCTCCATTCCAGAAGTGCTGATGCGGAGTAGGCAAGGCAATTTCCCTCCCCCTGATTGCGGGCCGGGAGAAAGTCCTTCCGGTAATCCACTCCCGGAAGTAAACTAATTAACACTAACGCAAGCACCACCTTCATAAACAATTCTTTTTAATGGTTCCATTCTGTCCCTTGCACGGGAAATAATGCAGCGAACATTTCCGTGTATCATTGATAGCTTTTCAGCTATTTCTTCATTCGTGTATCCTTCATAACTCAGTTCCATTACTGCCCTGCTCTTTGTTGGCAGCTTTCGTATTTCCCCCTTTAGCAACCTATCCAGTTCGTTTTTTACAGCTATTTGGTAAGGGGAATAACCGCTGTCATGTAATGACCTGTAATTCATTATATCATCTGTACCCTGAACTCTTATTTGCTGTGCCTTAATCCAGTCAAATGTTGTGTATTTCGCTATTGAAATTAACCACGTGGAAAATAACCCTGAAGGCTTCCATGTATGCAGGTTTCTGAATGCTTTATCAAAAGTAACCATAGTCAAATCCTCTGTATCTTGCCTGTTATAAACAATCTGGGAAATATAATTAAATACTCTCCACCTGTGCTTTTCGAACAAAGTGGTGTATTCCCGTTTGTCCCCCTTGAGAATTCTATCTATTATCTTCTGGTCACTCATTTCTTACAACTAATTCTCTTGTGTGTCTGTTAACATATAACCTTCTTTCAAGTATTCCCTCCCTTGATACTATTGCCCCCGCTGCCTGAGTTACGGCAATCTGTGATACCCCTTCAACTTCATCGCTTGTTATTGTTACAATGGCAGTACGTTCTTCTCCTGTGTTTTCTTCTGCTATCAAATAAAGAAATGCGCTGTCATGCCCTGCTACCATGACGTCGAGGTATTCAAATGCTCCAATGTCAGGAGCAAGTCCGTTATATGGAGTATAAGAAACGTAGGCAGTCATAACAAGATTGAAAGTATCCATAGCTGTCCAATATAATTGAGTAGCCACTTTCAGCCATTCCTCACTGCTTGTCGCAGTCCATTCAACGTTGGAGCATAAATCAACTTTAACGTACATTTCCTCGGAATCGTGGTTGACTAAGTGCGTACTTACCCCCAAATACTGGGAATAAGCAATTCCTGCATTTTTCTTAGAACTTGCTACCACGCCGGGAATAAACTGAGCATACAGCCCCCCAGTCACCCATAACAGAAACAATATGCTTAATACTCTTTTCATATATGTGAAATTATTTCGTATCTTTGTGCTATGAAGTTGACATTGAAAATAAAACTTTTGCCTACTGATGAACAGGCTAACTTGCTTCTCGAAACGATGAAGGAAGCTAATGCTGTTTGCAATGCCATTTCTGATGTAGCTTGGGAGAAGCGTATTTTTAATAATTTCAAATTGCATCACGAAGTTTACCATAAATACAAGGCTACTTTTAAACTTAGTAGTCAAATTCTTATAAGATGTATTGCAAAAGTTGCTGACGCTTACAAACTTGACAAGAAAACTAAAAGAGATTTTAGACCGCTTGGAAGTATTGGTTATGATAGTAGGATTATGACCTACAAACCTAACGATATTGTTTCTCTTTGGGCTATCGGAGGAAGAATTAAAATCCCTTTTGTTTGCCATAACAGAAACTACTTGCCTTACATTAAAGGTGAAGCGGATTTGGTTTACAAGAAAGGCAAGTTTTACCTGTTTCAGACCGTTGATGTTCCCGAAGAAGATGTTAAAGACATTGAGGAATTTATCGGTTGTGATTTTGGTTTGACAACGATTATAGCAACTTCTGATGGTATTAACCATTCTGCCGAGTGGCTTAATACTTATCGTGAACATCGGCAAAAAGTTCGTAGTTCTATTCAGGCAAAGGCAGACACTTCTAAGCGTTCCACTAAAAGGAATTGCAGGAAGTTGTCTAAACGGCTTAGTGGCAAGGAAAGAACAACGGCTAATTTGATTAATCACACAATAAGTAAATCTATTGTAGCATCTGCAAAAGAACAGGGTAAAGGTATTTCTATTGAAGACCTTACCAATATCAGGTTTACTTCTAAACGGAGAAACAAAAAGTTTAGGACAAAACTTAGTAAATGGAACTTTGCAGATTTGAGAGTAAAACTTGAATATAAGGCTTTGCTCAATGGGGTTAAACTTGTTGTGGTTAATCCTGCTTACAGTTCGCAGACTTGCTGTGAATGTAAACATATTGGCAAACGAACAAACAAAGTGTTTAAATGCACAAACACAAACTGCAATGTAGATACCATAGACGCTGATTATAACGCTTCTAAAGTTATCTCTTTTCTTGGGCAGACCGTAAATTCTGCTGAAAAATCGACTATGTATTGCTCTTTGCATTCGTTGTCAGGTTTAAAGCCCATCCCATCGCTTTGCGTGGGTGGGTAGTTTACTCTATATCTCCTATTAACAACCAGATGTTTGTATCTATTTTCACAAGTGAACACGCACTATACCTCACCCGCAAAGCTGTTGCGTCATCCGCACTATTTATCGTCACCCCTTCCGCAGCGGCAATACTGGTAGTGCCAGTACCAGTTTGTACTACGGTGATTTGAGTACCTACTGGAAACGCCACAGAAGTATTAGTAGGTACTGTGACTGTGTTTGCGCTTGAATCACTTCTTATCACTAACCTGTGTGCATCAGCCAATACCAATGTGTAAGTTGCGCTTGTTTGAGTGTTTATATCCAATACTTTATGATTGCCCCATCCCTGCAAGGTATTAATCCTATTAATGATTACTCTTAGGTTAGTTGTGGTAATAGGATCGAGTTGCTGACTGAAAGCATTCAATCCCACACAAATAAATAAAATTGTCAATATCTTTTTCATACTACTCTATTTTTAATAGTGTACCTTCTACACTTCTTAATAATACCCCTGATGCGTCTATCAACATCCCCCCCACCGCCGGAGCAGTGGCTCCGTATTCGTAGGCTCCGATGTCTGGCAACCCCACAATTGACCAACCTCTAAAATCTTTGTCCAGTCCTA